TATTAATTTATAAAAAGCAGCATATCCCTTATAATTAGGAACCTGGTGTCTAAAGAATTCATTAGGGTTATAATATTTACTTATTTCGCTAATAAGATTATATTTTTCTCTTCTTAAAGCACTTCTATTTAATTTACGGGTAGCCTCTAAAATAGTATTTAATGTAATTTCTGCTTTACCTTCACTAAGATTTTTAGTTTTAAATAAAGTTTCATAAAGTTTATATTCTTTCCCTAATTCAGTATTAGCAAAAGATTTTTTTAAAATATTAAGAGAGTGAGATTCACCACCATTAAGAGTGTCAGCAGTTATTTGTCTCACAAGAAGCTCAAATAAAAGGCCCGTATTCTTATACTTAGAATGTTTAATTTTCATCGATAGGCTTTTTTATAAATATATAAAGATTTTTACTCCTTTAAATTATTTTCATTAAGTAGCGACTCATCTTGCTCAAATACCAATTGTTTCCGATTTATTGGAATTTTTTTAAGCATATCTTTATTTTGAAAATAAACAGTTTTAGCTTCTAAAGCTAATGGAGAACCTCCTTTATATGAGGGTTTAATAGAATTTGATTCATTTTCTTTACCCTTCATAGCATCTACCCCTAATCTATCTTTACCAAAATTACTATCTTGTGTGTTAATATTAGATACTTTTTCTTCAGGACGACCTAATTCTTTTTCATTATAGCCAGCAGGGACATTATCAGGGTCATCATAGTATCTACCTTTACCATATAATGAAGCTAAATCATGGGGAGTACCATATGATTGTCCTGTTTCTAATGGGTCATTCCCTTCAGCTTCTATCTGACTTAAGCGGAAAGCACGTTTGGCGTCTTCTCTGGCTAGGTCTCTAAATTCGTTATAGTCATCTTCGCTTAAATGGAATAAATGATCATAAATAAAATCAGATGGGAATAATTTAGAATCAACCATTTGTTGAGCTAAATCCATTTTTTCCTTCATTAATGCTACTCTTTCTTGATCGTATATTATTGAAGGGGTAGTTAAATCAATTTCAAAATTAACTAAATCATCACCATCATATCCTTGAGTATAAAGGTGAACAACAGCAATTTTATATAATTCTGAGAGGATAATTCTTTGGATGCGCTCTACAGTGCGAGCAAATCTAATGTCTTCTGCCGCTAATGTAGCCTTACCATCTGTGTTTTCATCATATCCTAAGAATGCTTTAGGAACTTTAAGAGCAGCAAATAATTTATCTCTTAAGTATTCAACATCCGTAATACCATCATAATTTAAACCAGGAGTGGTTTCAATCTTAGTTGAGGCATCATTGCCTCTAACAGGGATATAAAAATCTTCCAACATATTTTGCATGTTGTATTTTAAGTTATAATCCCCAGTATTTTGATCAATATAAGGAGTACGCTTCATTTTAGAAATTGTTTTCTGCATGAAGTTTTCTATCTCAGCGGGAGGAATAGCACCTACATTAATATAAAAAATACGTTTTTCAGGAGCGCGTACTATTCTATGAACTAACATAGCATCCTCTGCCAACACATATTGTTTAAATAGTTTACGAGCAGGTTCAACATAACTTCTACCATATGGGAGATAATTCACATCTGATAAGAGTCTAAAGTGAGCAATTTCATAATTGTCAAAATAAATTCCTCTATCGTTTGATGAATTTTTTCCTGAGCCTTGTAAGCCACCAAAATATCCACCATATTCTCCACCTCCACTTAAACCATCGGGGTCAAATTTGAACTTGACATCTACTTGGTGATTATTAGATTCACTAATTTTTTCTTCTCTAATAATATTATAAGCAGTATAAGGTATCACATTATACACACCAAAGTTTTCGGCTATTTCTAATTTTAAGAAAAAATCACCATATTTGCACATTTGGCGGATCCACATCCAAAGATTAAATTCAATATTTAAAACATCATAAAAGAGGTTATAAAGAATTTTTTGTAAATTTTCATCAGATGATTTAATTTGGAGTACTTCACCCATATCATTCTTAAGGGTAGATTCATCCGCTAGTATATCTAAAGCAGAAGCAATGATAGCATCAGTATCCATAGCTTCATAATCAGAGTATAATTGAGTCCTTAATGTTTGGTAATTAAGAGCAGGATTATAAATAGGAGCTTGGTTAGTAGTATACAATCTATTGTACCTATCAACCATTGAATTAGTTTCAACTTGTCCTGTTTGTTGATATTTACTAAAGTCTAATGTCTTTAGTTTACTTCCTCCTACATTACGAACTAGTACGTCTGTAGAGAATAATCTTCTTAATCTTGTAAATACGCTTGTATCAGCCATGGTATATTAATATATGAATAAATATTATAAAAGCCAACTAAAATCTTCTGTTCCACCTTTTCCATTATCCATATGATAAGGATTATCTTGACCTGTGGAGAAATATGCTCCATGGTAAGCTGTGGTAGTTTTGTGGAATGAACCTAAAGCTGCTTTTGTAACGTCTACTCCGTGTTGTCTAAATTTAAGTGCGGTATCTCTTACATATAAGCCAATACCAAAGCTCATAACTAAATCATCATTATAACCCCCTTGTGCTTCCGCTCTACCATATTTCCAAATAAACGTTTTCATTTCTTCTACTAAACGTTTAGATTGTATAGTAACTCCTTTATCACTAACATATTCTTGAAATTTACCAATTACCATAGGACGGGTTCTAGTTGACATTGTAAATCCAGCGGTCATGCTAGAGTGGTTTTCATAATTCTGTAGGTAAGATTCAGCACTAATATTATCTGATTTAGGTGAGTAATATAAATTTTGGTAGCCTCTTTCAATTATAGTTTGGATTGTGCTCCATCCGATGTTAGCATTTTCAACTATAAGCAAAGCATTATTATACTCGGTTGCTATTGCTGTGAGTATGTTACCAAAATCTTTAGTACCTACTTGTCCTTTATATTCACCTACTTGTATAGCATTTTCAACATCAAAAATATGGAATGCAGAATAATCTTTACCATCACCTCTAGCTACATCCGCAGAAATCATATATGTTCTAGTGTAATCAGCGGGTTCCCAAATCCATAGGTTTTGATCTACTCCTCGTCTTTCTAAAGGTTCTCTAACTGTGGTTTTTTCTATAAATTCCATGTATTCAGGATAGAATACAACATCACCAGAAGTACTAAAATCACAGTCACATTCTTGTGCTGCCATTCTAGGGTCTCCTAGTAATTCATCTTGTCTATCTCTCCATTCTTGATTTCGTTCAGGGTGAACAAACCATGGGAGTTTAATAGGAAGGAATTCATTTTCTTTAGCTTCAGCTCTAACCCATGTTTGATGGAACCAATTACCAGTACCATAAGGAGTTGATAATGCTATACACCCACCACCAGTAGCAAGTGTTTGTTGGGCTGAGGCCCATATCTCACCAATGTTTTCAATAAAGGCAGCCTCATCAATTATTAGGAGCGATACTGCTTCAGATCTACCTGCATCACTTGATGCTGAAGTGGCTTTAATTTGGGATCCGTTTTGTAATCGAAGGGCTAATTTATTATTTTCTTCATATTCTACTTTAAGCCATGAAGGTAAATTTTCATACATAAATTTAACCTTTGTAACCATATTTTTAGCAGTTTCTTGCTTTGTAGCTATACAAAGAATATTTTTATCTTTATGGAAGGTCATTAACCATAAAGAATACCCTGCAGATAAAGTAGAAATACCTAACTGTCGGGACTTTAGTATAATAGAATAAGGATTATCTTGAAATAGATTTAAAACTTTTTCTTGGAAAGGGTATAAATGAAAATTGATTCTACCTCTTTGGGGGTGTTGAATCATACAATATTTTTTCATAAAGTGTATAGGATCTTTAGCACACTTTATATACTCTTGCCTTATTATCTGTTTTAAGTCACTCATTCAGGTAATGTATAGTCTATAGCTCTAATAAGAACTAATGTTCCCAAAAATCCTCCAGTAATCCCTATTATAGGTTTATTATACCATTTATTAACTTGATTTAAGCGCTCATCATACAAAACCACCCGTTCACGCAATAATTCTATTTCTTTGTTTTTATACGCTATAATTAAACTATCTTGTTGAGCTAATTTAGAGTATAAAATAATTTCAGATTCAAGATCTGAGATTAGGATGGTTTTAATTGAGTCTTGGGTTTGTAGAGTGTCTAAAGCCAAGAAAAACTCTTCGAGTTCCTCAGTGGGAATCCGAAGAGTATCTTGTGAGTAACAAATACTAGATACCCCTAACAATAGAGTTAATAGTAATTGCTTCATGCTTTTTTACTAGGTCTACCTTTTTTTCTATACTTTTTTTCAAAGTTTTCAGTAGTTTTTTTAGCGCTTGTGGTGTTTTTAACTTGTTTTTTAGTAGTAGAAGTTTTCTTTTTAGCTTTAGTAATTTCTTTTTTAGTTTTTGCTTTAGCTGTTTCTACTTTTTTAGCAACTTCTTTAACTTTTTTAATTTGTTCCTCGTTTTCTTTAACTTGGTTATCAAATTTTTCGTCTTTTTTCTTAGAAGTTGCATTTAGAGCAAATATACCTCCAATAAAGGCTAGTGCTCCTAAAATATATTTCCATAATTTCATGTTAATAAATATTAAAAATTAATGACTTTCATCATTTGATTAATACGTTCTTCAGTTGTTCCCTTAAGTTCAAAATAAATAGGGCGATATTTAAATAAAAGTTTTTTAATCTCTTCATCAATTTCTTTTCTATAAATAGCATCCGTTTCACGGATCCCATTGTCTTCAATTTCCATTCCTTCTGGGGAAATGTAGAATATGTAATCATATTGTTTTATAAATCGTGAAGCATATTCTGCGAATGCATCTCCATCCATATAGCTTACTTTTTTAGCACAATTTGTAAATGCCATAACATCTAAAATAGTACGATCAGTAATTAAACGATTTTGCATAAGTTCAGTTACACGTTCAGCTAAAAATACTGTTTGACCTTCAATAGTAGTTTCGTGATTCAATGGAATACCCAATGAATTAAGATACTTACTACGTTCAGTAGTAAATGTATAACCTCTAAATTGCTCTACTTGTTCAGAAAGAGCTTTTACTAGTGTGGTTTTACCAACACTCATTGTTCCACAAAGTCCTATTTTCATTATCCTCCTTGTCTAGCTTGTTCACGCATTGCAGGATTCTTGTACCAAGGTAATCCTGTTCTGTCTCGTCGTTTTTCTTTCCATTCTTCTTCAGTATGAAATATACCATAAAGATAATACTCTCTTTGGCGTTTATCACCCTCAGGTATCAAAGCAGGTTCATCCCAGCTGTGAAGTTTACCATCCCAAGTTCTAAGGATAGTACCATCAGGTGTTTTAATAACCCTTGGTTTTGGCCATTTGTTGTCTTTTTCCATAACTTTTATTATTTAGGCATTGTTAAACCACCAATATAATTTGCATCTGCAAGGTGGAGGTATTTTGGATTCATATCATTTTTAGTTAAAACCGCTTCAGCAACATATGTTCCTTGAGCTCCTGATACTGTAATTCCTCTAGCGCTTAAAGCATCTCCTACAAAGTGGACATTTGGTACATTTTTAAGTGATAAATCACCATAGTGCACAAGTGGTTCAGGTGAAAGATACTTAACTTCAGGTACATAAATCCCCCAATCATCTCCAAGTGTTGGGAATACTTTTTTCATATCCTCAATAAAATCTTCAATGTAAGTAAAATATCCTTTAAATGCATTTCGTACTTCTTGAAGACCTTTTTCATTAATATAATGGGCTTTTACCCAATCGCCTTCTGAGGTAAGGGTTTTATCTTTACTTGATGGGCTATAATAAAGACCTGCTTTATATTTTACTCTGTGGCGACCTTGGGCTTTTTTATTGCCACTTCCTTCACCATCAACAATATCTATTTTATTAACTTTAGAAACCAATTCACGAGACCAATCAAATGGTTTATCAATTCCTCTAACTTCCATTAAAATACCAAAATTAGTCATATCATTGCGATATGCTTCGTCTTTTTTAGCATGACCATTGTAGCTATAATCACCATATGTTTCTTCAAGTGCTACATATGCTGCATTGTTGTTAGTGCAGAATGAACGAAGTGATACACCTTTATCTTCAAATTTACGGTACAATTTAAAGTCGTAACTTACATCAATAAGTTTTTGAAAGTGTTTTTGTGGGGCTTCAAAACGTACACCAATCTGTACGGGTTTGGATTCAGTGGGTTGTTTATTTTCTTCAATAAGATACTTACCAAAATCAATACCAGACTTACCAACAGCAAAAATTAAACGATCATAAGGAAATACAGCGTGTGCTGTTGAAGCAGTGTTGTTATCAAAATCAACTTCAGTTACTTTTGTATTCCATACAAATTTGATACCTTTATCAACTAAAAAGTCATACCAATTTTTACCAATTTCGTGTAAATAATCTGTACCTACGTGCCAAACTGGGAATAAACGGAGTCCAAAATATGGCTTTATAAAATCAGGTTCAGCAATGGGGTTTGAGCATTGTACTTCTTCAGGTTTAGGGTGGAAACGTTTGAAGTTAGTAATTACTTCATCCATCAACTCCATTGCCTGTTCATCGCCACAATACTTAGACATATGTCCTCCAATTGAGGTATGGTATGTAAGTTTACCATCACTCCATCCTCCAGCACCCATAAAACCTGTCATTACTTCTTCAGGTTTGCGGTTATAAGGATTATTACCCATATCAATAATGGTGATATGGTCTCCAGGGTAGCCATTATCTACCAATTTAGTTGCAGCATTAACTCCTGCTACACCTGCTCCTATGATTACTATTTTTTCCATTTGTAAGTTTAAACGTTTAAATATACGAACAAAAAGATGTGACCCCAAATTGAGGCCACATCTCTCACTTTATTTATGAAATCGACTAGGATGTGAATCTAGTCTATATTTTTACTTTTATTACAATTGAACGTATCTCATTGCAACTGTAAATTCACCATTGTTATCATCAAACCCTCCTGTACTGGCTGAAACTTGGGTATGGATTGTTCTTTGGGTTGCAGAATAAACTGTTCCAGGTTCTAGCGTAAGTGCGGCTTGCCCTTCTCAAGAAGCTTGGATTTTACCGTGGATAGAAGTTCCAATACCTGCTGTTATTGCCTCTGAGGATGCGGGTTCTAAGGCATTGAATAGATTTTCAATAGTATCATCACCCACACTTGTTCCAATTCTTACACCTAGTGCGGCAGCATCAAAACCCACACCAGAGGTGCAGATTACTATTACATCTTCAAGGAAGGTATTTGCAGGTTGTATGGTAGAAATATTTACTACTCCACTACCACTTGTAGTATTAGCATGGCCTACTTCTACTTGATAAAGGCTATCTACTAAATTATCATAAGTAGTTCTAATGCTAGCACCAGCATTTGAGGTTGCTTGAATTGTTCTATTAAGATCATCTTTCAAGGCATTTTTGGTTACGTGAGACATATTTTAAAAAATTTAAGGGGTTAAAAGGGTTTTATTTTTTATCCTCAGCTACGGATGCTTTTCTGTAATCGGTTATTAATTTTTTAATTCCACCTAATGATTTTCTAGCTCTTCCGTGGGCTGCTTTTGTAGAACCTGCGTGTTCTGCTTTAAATGATTCATATAAAGCATCGATTTGTTCAAATAACTCTTGAGTATTCATTTTTTATAAATTTTAATTTTTAAATTGTTTTTTCCTTTTATAACTCTATGTAAAAAACCTTTCGGTATATCTATTCTATCACCTGTAATCATTTCGAATGGTAAGTCTTCATCAAATTGAAATTTCCAACCATTACCTGTTAATATTTCTACTACTCTATCTTCTTGATCCTCGTGCCAAATTAACGACATTGGATCAGTGTCAGCAGCAAATTCTCTAACTACAGTATTATCTGTAATATTATCAGTGTATGGATCCATTACCAAAAAGTATTTCTTTTAGGACCAAGACCTAATGCTGGGGCATATCTTGGAAGGTTACAGCTCCAGTATGAGGCTTTAGTTCTATCTTTTTTATTTTTGCAATCGTGTCTAGCTGCAAATGCTTTTCTAGCCTTGGGATCTTTGATTTTAGCTCTTAAACCACCCGAGCCAAAACGTACTGTTTTAACTTTTTTGGTTTTAGGATCCCTAACAAAGACTTTATATGCTTTACCTCCAGAAGAAGAACGTTTAGGTTTTCCAATTGGGGGATCTTTTTTCTTTTTCTTTTTAGCTTCTTCTAAATCCCACTCGTTTAACATAGGTAAATCAAGTGGTACTTTTTCACCTTCGTAAATACCAAACTTACCAATGTCAGTATTTTCGATAAGGAACTTACTATTTTCATCTAGGCTGATGGTTTGCCATTCGTTTAGCATACGAGCTTCAGCAAACAATTGTAAGTATTTTTTAGATCCAATTCTAAACACATTCTCTTGCAATGATATACCATTCTCGATGTGGTAACGGAGGCCTTCGCTTATAGGCGTTTTACTCTCCAATAATGCGAGTTTAGGTTGTGAGTCACTACAACCCCCACACCCACATGAGCATGATTTTTTAGGTGCAGTAACCTGTTTTAGTGCCTCTTGAATATATTGTTTAAGCATATCCGAAATCAGCAATTTTACCTTTCCACAATTCAGCATCTTGTTCCCCATATGGGTCTAAATCATCAAATGTGCCTAGGTTTCGTGAATAAACAAATTCAAATGAATCTGGGTATACTTCGTCCATGTATTGTTGGGCGAGCATTTTAGCTTCTTTTTCAGTATCTACTGCTACATAAAGACCAACTTCTTGACTTTCCTCAAAATCTTCAAATTTAACTGAAAAAATAGTTTGGTTTGGGTCAATGTCTGCTAAAGGTTCTCCGTCAGGTGAAAGTTTACCCTCATTTTCGTTCAGGAATTGTCTAAATCTTTGTAATTCTTTCATGGTTATACATATTATACAATTGCGACTTGATTGCTTCCGGCCGTTCTGAATTTTCGGGATTCTTTTTTCCTGTCTGTAATCTCGTTACCTTGCAATACTGCTATATTAGTATACAAAGTAAATCCACCAGCATTTGGTGAATTAGTAAACTTGGGGTTATCAATAAATGAGGTTGTTGACCCCGCAGGGAATCTACCAATTTTAGCTGATTCTCCTGAGGTTGATCCAGTTACTTTAAAGAATGTTGGGTTAATTCCTGAGAGACCCATTCCAAAGCTGATAAGTGCTAATATATCTTTACGTGGGTCGTTAGTTTTACTGTTAGCAAATAAAAATTCTATTAATTTATAAGCACCATACTTAGTTCTTAATTGCCTAACATCTCTAGGTAATTCTTTCCAGTTTCCAACTAGATCAATACCTTTACCTTCTACTTTTTGTACAAAGGCTTCTTGTTGGGCCTTAACTTTTTGCGTGAGAGTTTCTTGATCCCATTCTAGTTCTTCTTTACTTAAGTTAAAAGGTTTTCCTTTTAATCCTTGTATTCTAACAAGATTATCTAAATAAGATTTTGCTCTCCCAGGTTGGGCTTTTTCTTCTTTTAAAGAAACAGAAACTAGTTTACTATCTGTGCTTCCCCATTTATTTACAAATAAAGCATTTAGCTTAGCCAAATCATTAGGAACCGAATCAGGGGTGTCTAATACTACATAAACATCACCAGGATTCCACTTGTCAGGGGGAACTTGACATAATTTAGAACCCATTGCTCTAAGTTGATCAAAAATACCTTTTCTGGTGAGTTTTTTATTTGGGTAAGATTTATAAATCTCATTAGCACAAGAAAAAGGATTATTTAATTTACCTAAATTAGCTTTTGATGCTGTGTTAAGATCTGATGATATGATTTTGCTGAAGTAAGATTTAACTTTACTTATTGCTTTATTATCTAGACCCTCATATAAAGAGGAATCATCTACAGCAGTATTTAATATTTCAATATTGGATTGAATTGTTTCTTTACTAAATGGTTTTAAGTCTACTCCATTATTTAGTAGGTTATACATGAAAACTACTAAACCTTCTTTTTGATCCGTATCAGTATCAAATGGGTTTTTCCCAAATGTCTTTATAAAGATACGATATGTGTTATCTCCTATTTTAACATCAAGGTATGGAGATTCTGAAGCTTCTGAAGTTCCTGTGGGTTGGTACTCTTCAACTGAGCCGAGAGCTTGGGCCAGTTGTTGTGCGAATTTTACTCTTTCTTTTCTGCTAGATTCTATACCTTTAAAATAAAATTTAAATTTTTTCTTTGTTTCTTCTCTTACAAAAGATAAACTGTCAAAGTTTGATAAAGATTGGATAGCTTTTTTAAGTTTAAGAATATCACTTGGGAGGTCAGGAGTATCTTCTTCTGTAACTTCATTTAATTCAATTCCCATTTCTTTTAACATTCCCTCTAACATAAGCATATCCTGTTCATCATTAATGTCAGGATATCCTTTGGGAAATTTGTAGGAAAATTTCTTGAAGAATTTATCTAATACATCCATTTTACAAGTCTTCTACTGAATCTGGTACTGCGGGTTCAGGTTCGGGGGTTGGTTCTGTTATGGGTTCATCTCCTAATCCAGTGTCTAATTCATTATCAGCATCTTCGCTATCAGTTTTACCTGTGTCAGCAAATTTATATCTTAATAATCTAGCAATTGCTTCTGATGCTTGTTGCTGTTCTGGGAGGGATTCTAAATAGTATTTTTTACCCGCTACTTGAGCAGTAAATACTCCTTTCCCTTCGTCTTCTCCTAAGTAAATAAGATAAAAATCAGCTCCGTTTACTAATTTAATTCTAAAAGTAGTGGGTTTTGGTGCTACCCATTCTACATCTTCAACAAAAGGTTCATATTGAAAATCAAATAAATCTTCCATTATTTCCTTTAATGGAGGAAATTTATTAACTACTGGAAATTTAGTGACAATGTCTTCAATTTCTTTAGCGTCTGCTAAAGGATTAGATTTCTCAGCGTATACAGTTTTTGCTAAGTCTTTAATTTTTGCTATGAATTCAGACTTTTGCATCTTTCTTTTTCATTAATTTTTTATGTCTACGATCTTTTTTAAATGAAGGATCAGTAGGAGGTAATGCTGCTAGTCTATCTAATTCTGCTGGGGAGAGAACTTTATGTTCATCTTTATCTTCCTCTAACGTAGCATCTATTTGGGGAACTGTTAATTCTCCATCTAAATAATGTTTAGCTGAAATGAGCATTTCTTTTGATTTTATAACTTTGGATTGCCACCAATGTGGAAAATCAACTTCCATTCCTTTATTGTCAAATTCATTTACCATTATATAAAGTTCAGAAGCATACTTAGCAATCCTATAAAGATCTTTTTTAAGCATATGAGGTTCATTATCCTGGTGGCCCAAATCTAGATCTTCATTAACACGTTCCATGCCTGTATCAAGGAAAATTAAACGTGCTGTAATTTCATCTTGGAGAGAATCTTTTTCAGCTTGTGTATCTGCTTGTTCATACTTAGCCTTTAAATCCTGAATTACTGGGTCATTCATGTTTATTTGCCCCATAACAACTAATCCAGCAATTACTGCTAAACCACCTGCTACTTTACTTAAAAATCCTTCTTTTAATTCTTCTTCTTTTTGCATTGCTTTTTCAATAGCAGCACCTCTTGTCTTTTCATAAGAAGAAAGTTTGTCATCTTTATTTAAATCTGCTTTTTTAGGATTTTTTAACTCTTGTTCAGTAAATTTACCAGTGCGAGGGTTGTAATTAGTAGGTAGACTATCATCAGTAGTTTTAGGTTTATCCTTATCTTTAGGACGCATTAAAGCTATAGCAGCCATAATATCTCTAATTTCTTCTAAATCAAAAGCCTTCTTAAATTTCTTTACTTCCTTTTCTCGAGTTTTCATTTCTCCTTTAGTTAATTTACGTTCGTTTTTAGGTGATTGGGGTTTACCATATTTAGCTAAATTAGTAGCCAAAGCATAAGCTAAAGATGTTCTTTCTTTTTTGGACATCTTATCTAATTTAGTTTTTTTCTTAGCCATTACCCTTCAGTACTTAATCCTGCTTCTTTTTCAGCAGACTTAATTTTAGTTTTATTTGCAAATTTAGCTGAGTTAAGGATTTGGTTAGCTAATTCAATAGCACCTGCATCCTTAGCTTTTTTAGCTAAATCTACTAACTCATCACTTAAATCCTCAATGGCTACTCCTTCTTCTTCCATTTCAAAAGAACCATCAAATCCTTCTTCATCTCCTCCTAAATCTACATTAGTGTCAACATCTTCTATTTCTTCCTCTTGTTCGTTTATTTCACGAAGGATTTCATTTTTAAGATATTCCTTAAATTCAGATTTTTTTACTTTACCTTCCATCATATCACCCATGAGTTTTTTAGTTTTTTCGAGTTCAGCGTTATATTCTTTTTGATTTTTAACGTCTTCAGCACTTGCTTCGTTCATTTTTAAAATCTCAGTCTTTAGATATTCTTTAAATTTAGACTTTTTCATTATTTTTTCTTTTTATAAGTTGCCTTTTTAGTATTTTTAACAAACTGTTTACCTTTTTTACTACCCCTAACTTTTTTAGCTACTGTAGCTTTTCTTTGTGCTTTAGTTAAAGATTGTGCTTTCTTTTTAGGCAAACATCTTGTTGTTGCTTTACCTTTTTTCATAGTACCACAAGGACCAGTAATATTACCTTGAGTATTAATTCGCACCCAGTTCTCTTTTTTGAACCAGTCACGTAAAGACTCTTGAATAACTTCCTGTATACGCTCTTGTGTCATTACTTTTTCTTCTTTTTTTTCTTTCTTTTCTTTCTACCACTTATTTGACCTTTGCATACCTTAACTGCTCTACCTGATAGATAAGCTGAGGATTTTTCACCTGCTGCCATACGTCTTTTTCTGTATGCTTTACCTTTGGCACATAATTCCTCAGTTAAAGTTTCGCCAAGTTTTTTAATTTCTTGGACTTCTTTTACTATTTCTTCTTTAGTAAGTTCAGGGTTATTTTCAGATATAAATTGGATTGTTTCTTTTAAACCTCCAGGAGTAGTAAGTTTTTTACCAGTTTTAACATCTTCGCTATACCCACAACTGCCTTCTTTCATTACATGTTTATCTAACAAATGCTTAAGATCAATTACAAATTTTGTTTCATCATCAATTTCGATTTTTGCTTCATTCATTTCAAAATCAAAAGTGATACCATCGATAGTAATTTCTTCTCCTTTATGGAGTTTATCCATCATATCTTTAGTAATTTGCAGTTTTTTAGCCATGTTAGTTATAAATATATGGATTTAATTGCCCTTTAATCCTTCTAAATATTCTATGCCTTCTTGTAGTTCTCTCTCAAAATCTTCTTTACTTTTACCTCCTTTCCAATCTTCAACATCCCCTGCTTCCGTAACGTAATTCTGATTAGACTCTTTCATAGCATCTTCCATAAAAATTTTAAAATTATTAATAGCATTATCTATATGTTGGTCTCTTAAACTTTGATGAAATTCTTTTAATTTTCCTTCTTTTTGAAGTTGGGCTTCATAATCTACCACACAATCAAAACATTTTTGGTATGCTGGGAATACTTTAGTGTCAAGGTGTTTTTTCATTATAGTACCACACTCAGGACAAAATAATGGGGTTTTACCCATTTTTTTAAATTTATCCATTTTGGTAATATTTTGCTTTATACCATTTTTAATGGTCCATTTACGGCCATCAGCCTCCCAGATATCACCCTCTTTATAATGTTCATATTTTTTACTATAACCTACTCCCTGAGATGTGCGAGAATTAGTATTACCCGTAATTAAGTTACGAGCACGATGTACATCTTTTTTAGAGAATTCTTTTTTTAAAACGTTATCTTTCATTTATTGTATCTTTTAAAACCTTTTATTTGTTTACGAGTACCTACATCAACCATAGTTTTAAGCATTGTTAATCTTTGATTGATTAACTCGTTCATTAATTCTAAAGTTTCAATATCATATTCGTTATTAATTGCGTCTGTAAATTCTTTAGTTGTCATGTTATTTATTTTTAATTGAATCTTCCCAGTTTCTAAATAATATA